CGGGTGCTGTTGGGCAGCTTCCCGTTGGTCTGCAGCATCCCGCAGGCCGGGTAGGTCAGGTTGAACAGACTCGGATCGAACATACCGAACCAAGTGACATGCCCCAGTGCGGCAGCCATCGTCCCGGCGGAGTCGGCGTCGATCGTGGGGTTGGCTGACTCCGTGTCCAGGACGCCGACGGTGAGGAAGGGGCCATAACCCTCGGATCCCTGTCCGCGCAGGTAGATCTGACGAGAACACGCCTCAATGCTGGCGTGGTTGACGACGATGCCGTGGGTGGCCCCCACACTCCCCCAGTAGGTGCCCTCCGCCACCAGCCCCGCCCAGTGGTACAGCAGCCTGATGGAGGTGACGTACGTGTGCTCGGTGGCCCACAGTCCATAGGTGAAGCCACTGATCGTGACGTCGTCGACCATGCAGCGGTCGTTGTTGCCCGAAGCGGGCATCAGCACACCCGCGCACAGCCCCGTGCCCAGCAGGCTGGAGTTGGCGAAGTCGTTACCTGCCACCGTGCCGGTGGTGCCGATACCGACACGCCGCAGGCCCAGGTTGGCGATACCCCGGCCGTCGATGCCGGAAGGGTGCAGACCATACGTGGTGTGCGGGACCAGGATCGTGATGTCCTCGAAGTCCACCGCGAGGTTGGAGAACACGCCAGGTGCCTGCCCGTACCCGTTCGTCGGGGTGGGACCACCGATCACGGATATGTATCCGTTGGCGTTGATCGCAGTGCTCTGCGCACCGGGGCCGGAGAACGGGGGGAGGAACGACACCAGGGTGGAGCCGCTGAACTGCGGGACGGTCGCGTTCCAGTGGGGGACGGCGCAGCCAATGCCGAAGCCCTTCCAGCGCAGAGCGTTCTTGTCGAGCGTGTCCAGGTTGTTCGGCAGCGTGATCTGCGCGTTGCCCTTGGTGGTGCCTCCCGTCACCGGCTGGCCGTCGATGCCGTAGAACTGGCCTCCTGTGGGGGGCGGTACCAGGATCGTGGCAGTCTTGGAGTTGGCCACGGCCCAGGCGTAAGCGGCGTCAGCGCAATTCTGGAAGGCCGCGCGGTCGCCCGTTGCGATCAGCACCCGAGCACCGGTCACGGTCACCGCCGCGCTGAGGGAAAGCGTGACGGATGAGGGACTGATGTACTGGGTGATCTGCGCGACGTGGGAGACGACACCCACCCCGGCAGCACCGTGGACGATGACCCACTGGTTGACCGACTGCGGCGTGAAGGGGGCGCTACTGGGGAGGTTGAGTACGTTGGTCAGAGAGTTGATGCCCGCGTCCATGTAGATGCGGCCATCACCCTTGGCCCCGTAGTCCAGGACGCTGAACTCCCAGGGCCGGATCTTGGAGTACCTGGTCGCCGCGTCCGCCTTGGCCGCAGCGATGTCGGCCAGTTCCTGGGTGCCATCGACCTTGCTGCTAGCCAAGCCTGAGACAGTGGTGTGAAGCCCCGCCAGGTCAGCAGCCGTGGTGTTGTGACTGCTCTGCAGAGCAGCGACGTCAGCGGCTTCCTGCGTTGTGTCTATCTTGCTGGTGGCCAGGCCGGTCACCGTCGTATGAAGCCCGGCGAGGTCGGCGGCCGTGGCGATCTCGTTGTTGTCCAGGGTGGTCAGGTCGGCGTTCAGCGCGACGTCCCAGCCGGTGGAGCCCTTCGCGGGCAGCGACACATTGCTCATGCTCAAACTCCGTAGGGGGTGACGCCGTAGCCGCCGTTGCCGTAACCGCTGGGGGGTACCGGCTGCGACCAGTGTGCGAACTGTGTGTCGTTGACCAGCTCGTCCGCCTTCAACTGGACGCACTCCAGGCCGACGATGATGTCCCGGTTCTTGATCTGTCCGAGGATGGCGGCCGACTCCACCCGGAAGACCTTGGTGTCGTAGACGATGCGGTCCGTCAGGTACCTCTGGTTGTCGATGTCCAGGTCGGTGAACCCCATCCGGCGAAGAGCGTCGAAACTGCACGTGACGTGCAGGTTGTTCACCGTGTACAGGCCCTGTGTCGTGTCGTCCGCCGGACTCTGACTGTGGGCCACGTGCAGGGCCGGAACGCGGAACGGTCCGTGGAAGACCTTCCCGGCCCCAGTGCCTTCGTCGTACAGGTCATCGCCCAGCGCGTCGGCGTAGGCGAAGCGGTAGTAGTCGATGCGCTCTCCGACCTCGGTCTGACGACCGCGAAGCGCACCCATGATGTGGGTGGTCTCGAAGTCGACGTTGAACCGGCCGTGCGTCTTCCAATCCATGCGGCCCACTCAGATCACCAGTACCCGTTGATGGTCTGGGTGGGGATCCCGGACTCGTCGTCGTTCTGGTGGCCTGGGCCGATTGGAGGCAGGATCCGCTGGGGCAGCGAGTAGTCGTCGAACTCGCGCTCTCGGTACAGCGGCACCAGACGGTTGGTGGTGCGTGAGACCCGGCGCAGGTTCGTGACCTCGATCGTGAATAGGCCCACGCCCAGCTTCTGGCAGAGCATGGCGTAGCGGTCCGTCGTCGCAGCGATCTGAGTCTGCAACTGCGCGAACCGCTGACCCCGGTCGACGGTCGTACCGTCCGAGGTCTGCACGTTGATGTCGGTGGCCGCGTCCGTCGACAGCGTCCACATCGCCTCGATCGAGGCGAGCAGCGCGACGAGCAGCTCTTCCTCCGCAGGGAGGTTCGCGACCGTCACCTGGCGCTCGTCGTAGCGGATGAATCCGTTGGCGTCCTGGTAGCGCGTCGAGACGGTACGCCCCTTGGTGTGCTGCGCGAGGGCGTCCGTGACCTTCTGGGTCAACTCCTCGTCCGAGAAGAGTCCATAGGAGTTCCCGGCGACCAGCAGGAGCACATCGACAGGCAGGGGTACCGTCAGGTCGATGATGCCGTTGAGGTCGTCCAGCGTGTAGTCGGCCGGGGTGGCGAGGGTGGTCTGCGTGGTGCCTGTGAGGGAGACCACGGACAGTCCGGTGGTGGAGATGTTCTGGGCGCTCAGCTCGTACTGGAGAACATCCCCCGTGCCCCGAAGGGTGTCGCGGAACGGCTGCAGGCGGTCGCCTATCTCCCCGCGTACGCGCGTGACCAGGTCGGTCATAGTAGCCATTCCGCGACCCCTCTCAGGATCCGTTGAGCGTCAGAAGGCCAGCGGCGATCTGGAGGGACTCGGCGGTGACGGCGAGCATCGGCGAAGCGATAGGCCAGACGTACATCACGTCCACGCCGGTCGTGCCGGTGGCCGCAGAGACCAGTGCGGCGTAGGAGGCCGCGTCGGTCATGTCCGCCGTGAATGGGCCGTAGAACAGCAGCGCGCTGTTCTGGGTGGTCATCGGGGTGCCGGACGGAGCCGTCCACACCACCTGCTGGCGCGCGTACCCGGGGGTCGTGATCTCGGCCAGCGTGGAGGCGTCGGTCAGCGGTGAGCCCGGGTCCGCAGTGAGCAGAGCCAGGTAGGTGTTGCGCGTGGTGGTCCGCGCGATTGCCCGGCCCGTGAGAAGGTCCAGGGCATTGGCCGCCCACACAGCGTTGGTACCGGACATCAGGCGTCCACCTTCTTGAACATCCGCAGGAAGTCGGACACGTGCAGGGAGAACAGACGCCGGGCGGTACCGGGGGCGTGCGTGCCCTCGTCGGTGATGACGTGGGTGGCGTGCTCATGCGACAGCACGACCGAAGCCTCACCCGCGTGTCCGACGCCAGCGGTACCCGCCTCGTGGACGGCCTCGAACTGCACGACCGAGCCGTTGGGGATGTGGCCCATGCCAGAGCCGAGGCCCTCGGGGCTGTCGAGCACGAAGGAGTCACCGGCCACCGGGGCCGGAACAGGGGTAGTCATGAAGGAGGTCTCCTACTGGCTCAGTGCCAGATGTATCCGAGGTCGTCCAGGTGGTCGTACAGCGGCTTCGGGGCGCGGTAGCGGATGCCCTCCTCGAAGTCGTAGTGCTGGCCGTGGCCGAAGGTCATTTGCTCGATGGTGGAGTTGACGCGGAACTCGCGCAGCGGCACCTCGACGTCGACCGTGTCGGAGACCTCGATCGCGGATGGGGCCGGAGGCGGGGTCATGTCGCGGGGAAGGACGTCGTGGACGGTGTCGTCACGCTCAGCCGCAGCCGCCTCGTTCATGAGGGAGATCTCGTTCTCGCGCCGCTTCAGTTCCTCGGCGTTCTCCTTGGCCAGCATGGCCTTGTTGCGGCCGGTGAGGTCACCAGGGCGAGCGACATTTCGTGCAGTAGGCATTCAGTTCTCCGGATTCGGAACTCGTAGCAGTGAATCAGTACAAGGCTAACGAGAAAGGGGAGCCGCACGTTAAAGTGCGGCTCCCCTATCGGGTCTTGATGCTGTCACCAACTCAGCAGGCGGGGCCTTGCGGCGGCGCTAACTCAGTTGGTCTCGGCGATCAGGACGGCCTGGTCGGTGATGAGGCCAAGGCCCCAGATCGCGTACCAGGCGAGTGCGTGCTCTCGCATTCTGTTACCCCTCCGGTCTCCCGGAGTGGGCTGGTCATTTCTGCCAGCCTCTGCATGTCTCCATGCAGATCCGAACTATATCTTCACCCGCGTGGGGTGACCCGTACATAGTCTGTGAACCTTCCCCAGCTAAAGGGCTCGGCTGCTGATTATCCCTACCCTCAGATTTTCAAGCGTTCACGCTCAGACTTTCGTCTCACGTTGTAGCTCTGAGGTCTAGCAGGACGTCCCAGCAATTCTCGGGTTGTTCACTGACAGATTGCTCTGTCAGGCGGCCAAAGTGAAACCGAAGTCGAGGATGCCGCCGTCGCGCAGTTCCACCGGGAGGGAGATCGCGTGCCCGAAGGCGTTGTCGCCCAGGAAGATGCTCTGGTAGACCGTCTTCCCCAGTGCGTTGGTGAACTGCTTCACCTGCGTGGTCTCGATGAACACCACGTCGTTGAGGCGGCCGATCTCGCCGATCATGAACGAGCCCGGGGCCGCGTACTTGGTGACCTCGATCCACTCGGGGTCATCGCGCAACTGCCGCGACTGGTGCGGGTGGACGAACGCCACGTACGTGTCCCCCAAGCGGGGGACGTTCTTGGTGCTCAGTGTCTCGGTGGCGTCCTTGGTGAGGGCCGCCGTGAAACTGAAGGTGCCGTCCAGCAGGTCAGTGCCGGTGGCGGCGGTGCCGTGCGAGTACTGCGCCATGACGCCGAACGCGCTGGTCTGGGCGTACTTGTTGTAGCCCCAGATCTTGCTCGACGCCTGCAGGAGGGTGTCCCGCGCGGACTGGTCGAGGTAGAGCGCCATGTTTCGCGTTCTGTTACCCCTCCGGATTTCTCCGAAGTGGGCTGGTCATTTCTGCCAGCCTCTACAGGTTTCCCTGTAGACCCGAACATCTCTTGACCCTCTCGGGTCTCCCGTGCATGTTCTGTGAACCTTCCCCAGTTAAGGGGCTCGGCTGCTGATTGTCCCTACCCTCTTCTTCTCAAACCATCGCGCTCGGGCTTTCGCCCCACGCTGTGGTGAAGAGGTCTAGCAGGATGTTCCAGCAATTCTCGGGATTTTCACTGAGAGGTTTCCCTCTCAGGCGGCCAAAGTGAGACCGAGCAGACGCGAGGCCGAGGCCATCACGTCGTCGAAGGACGCGTTGAGCAGGAGTTCGGAGACGGCGACCGCGTAGCCGTGCTCAGCCACCGTGATGGAGAACTGAGAGGCCGACAGGGCGTTGGTCTGCATCCGAACGCCTTCGACCAACTGGGAAGCGGCTCCCAAATTGTTGTACCTCATGAAGTTGATTTGGAGACCGGGCTGAACACCCAACTCCGTCTTCTTCACGGCGAACTGCTCGACAATTCGCGATTGTTACCCGCTGGCTGCGGGGCCAAAGCATTTCTGTCTGGCTCTTGCACTTTTCCATCGTGCAAGTTCGGACTATATTTTCATCTCCAGTACCGACCTACTGCCCATCTAAAGGCTGGAACTGTTGGAGATGCCTCGCGTGTAGTCTCTACGGAGTCCCAGATGTTGGGTTCCCTCGGTATTCCCCATTCGCCCATTTGGAGGGGTTCACCGATACAGCGTGGTTCTCACTGACCCATCACTGGATCAGGCGGCCCGAGACCGGAGGATCGGCATGCTCTGGAACAGGATCTCCTTGGACCAGATGGTCTGGATCGCCGCACCGAGCGTGCTGTTGGCACCCGAGTAGTTCGTCGGCGAGGCCGACAGGTTCGGGGTACCGGTGATTGCACTGGGCATGTGTCAGTCCTTTTGTTGCGGGTACTCGTGGATTACGAGTACAGTCCACGCTGGTTACCGGCCGACTGGCCGATCCCCAACTGGCCCCGAATCTTGGCGTATTCCGACATCGGCATGTCCTTCAGGTCGCTGACGGAGTACGACTTGTGTCCCGGTTCAGAGTCCATTGGTCCAGTCGTGGCATATCCCGTAGGGCTGACTCCACGCATCTGCGAGCGCTGCTGAATCGCAGCCTGCTGAACAGACTCAAGAATAGCCTGAGTCTTTCCCTTGAGGGTATTCAGGCTTTCCTCGACCTGCTCCGGCGAATTGCCGGTCACGAGGTCGAGAAGTTCTGGGGCGATGTTGTCCTGCTCCTCGCCGACGCGGCGCTGGATGTAGGACTGCAGGGCGTTGAACTCCTGCTCCTTCGCGAAGAGGGCGCGCTCGTTCTCGCGATCCGCCTCGAACTGGGCGAAGCGGCTGTTCCACTCCGCCTCCTTGGCCGCCAGGAGGTCCTTGGCGGACATCTCCTGCTCGGCCTGAGTGCGGGCGGCCTCCTGGGCCTGGCGCTGCCGCTCTGCCTCGGCCTCCTGGGCCTCCTCCCGCGCCTTGCGCTGGGCCTCGATCTCGTCCAGGAACTTCTTGTTCTGGGTCTCGACCGTGTCCAGGCGCTTGTACAACTTGTCCTTCTCCTCCTGCCGCGCCCGCTCGATGTCCGCAGCAGTGAAGCGCGGCTCAGCGGGGGCCGGAGTCGGCGGGGGGACGACCGGGATGGTGATGACCGGCTCGCCGGGCTCAGGTGCGCCGCCAGCGATGTTGTAGATCGGCGAGCCGTTCTTGCGGTGGCCCAGCACGGTCATGGCGGGCAGGGAAATGCCCGAGGTATGAAGCGGCATTCGCTTTCGACTCCTAGTCGGTATCTGTGTCCGGATTTCGGCGGAGTCCCGCTCTGGGGCCATACGCCTGTGTCACGATCTCGTTGATCATTTTCTGAACCTCGGGTGCTGTAATGGACCCGAGATCGAGTCCACCGGGGAGCGACACCGGATTCGGACCCCCAGGCGCATTGATCGGGTTACCGGCCGCATCCGTCTGAGGTGCAGGCGCATCCACCCCATCCGGTGGCATTCCCGTCAACGAGAGAATAGCCGAGTCGAACTGCGCCTTTAGCATGCGCAATGCGGCCTGCTGCTTGGCGTCCTCGATCTGCTCCTCGAATATCTCCCTGACCTTCTCGTCGGGGAACTCCTCGCCCAGTGTGTGCAGCGCCCCGCGCATCGACTCCAGACCCAGGGACATCTTCACCTGGATCTCGTTCAGCGCGATGAGAACGTCGACAGGGAGAGGTGCTGGCCATTCGCACTCGGTGAAGTAGGCCATGGGATCCCGGACGTCCACCATCGTTGGCTGGTCGCTCTTCATGATTCCCTCGGTGGAGGGATCGTAGAGGCGCGTCTCAGGCTCGAAGGTGAACAGGGTCTTGAGGATCAAGTTGTTGATCTTCTGCAAGCCGACGGAATACTGCAGACGCTTCTGGTCGTATTTGGCCATCATGGGCCGGAACTGGATTGCCAGGGCGACACCCGACGTGTTGCTCACGGCCTGCATCTGACCAAGTGCGGTCTCTGGAACACCCGTGATCTCGTGCATGGAACGCTTGAGGAGTTCCAGGTACGCGAGAGGACCATTCAGGTCCATCCCGGACTCCAGATTGAACACCTGGGCGTCCTTCGGGAGTCCTCCCCACACCTTGCGTGGGCCGCGCTCCAGGTTGCTCGCCTTCGCGCCCGTGATGATCGTTACGGGGGCCGCACCGTAGTTGATGATGTCGCTGATATCGGTGGCCTTCTCGTTGTACTCACGATTCAGGCTGATGATGTCGGCGATGTCGGAAAGGCCCCAAGGAGATCCGGAGACCTGGGTGTTCGCGATGTGGACGACGGGGATGACACCGAGCGGGTTGGGCCGGGAGTCGATCAGCTCGTCATCCAGGTACTCCTCGATGACGTCGTCGGTCAGCACCTCGACGTAGGTGCGCACACTTCGCGTCCCGTCCTCGCCGGTCGACCAGAAGCGGTATTTCAGTTTGAAGCGGATCAGCCGGTCCCGCGAATGGGGGTGCCACTCGGGGAAGCAAAAGGCTGAGTTGAGCGGAAGGATCTTGACCTGCCCCGGCTGCTTCTGTCCCAGACTGTCTACGTATTCGGGGGCGTAGGCGACCTTCACAAAGGAATCGCCACTGACACCTCCCTGCTGGCCCATCTCCCACAGGAGCTGGTGCTTGGAGTTGTCGACCTCCCAGGCCCGCTTGAGCAGGGCTGGGATGATGTGCTCGTACTCCTTGACGCTCTTGAAGTGAACGCCTCGGCCGAAAGTGAAGTTGAGGATGTAGTCGGCGAACGCCTTCACGTAGTTGAACGTGAGTTGCGGCTCGCCAGCCTCGCGCCGGAACGCCCAGTGGTGACCCAAGTAATATGCGAAGTTCTGGGCATAGCGGTTAAGGCGTTGGCCGTGTACCTCAAACTCTTCGTCCGCCAACTCAACCAGCCCGAGGGGCGAGATCTGGACCGTGAGGTCCGACTGCCCGGCCCGCTGGCTAGGGCTGGCGAAGGAGATGGCTTGACTCATCGCGTGGGACTCCGACTCAGATTTCGATCAGGCGCGTGGGGGTGAGGTTCCGCGTCGCGCGCTTGGCCTCGCGGCGGCTCCCGAAGGGGTCACCGCGCTGAATGACGTCTCCGCTGGGCAGGACCTCGTGCACGGCGTACTGGCGCGTGCGGCTGCCGTCCTCTGCCTCGACGGGAGTGCCACGTACGAGGTATCGGTCGTCGATGAGGCGTTTACCTACGGTCTCGCCCTGGTGCAGGCCGAGTCGTGGGACTACCTCATCGACGGTCGCCTTGGGGGTCCTGCGGCGGTCGTGGAAGGCGACCATGCTCAGTCGTCAACCACGGCGGGGTTGATCCGCTGGTACCGGCCGCCGGAGCGGTCGACCTGCTCGTAGGAGACGCTGGCGTAGTCGGTGAAGGAGCCCTCCGCGAAGCCGCTCAGGTAGGTCGGTGCCTCGACCCAGGCTGCGGAGCCGACGTGCGCGCGCTCGGCCATGGTCTCCTGCGGAGACTTCTCGTAGACGTTCGCGTTGTGGTTGGGCCTGCCGGGCGCGGTGAGGTAGCCCTGCATGACCCCCTTGGCGAACTCCGATGGCACGTCGGTGTCGGTGGCCACGCCCTCTTCGAACCTGAGGGGACCGCGCCTGACCGAGTTCGACGCCATCTTGCGCTCGTAGACAGCGCCTGCCCGCTCCTGGACCTGGGGGTCGGGCGCGATATTTCCAGCCATTCCGTAATCCTCTTTCGATAGTGAGGTAACGGAATAAGCGTATGAGTAATGCAGAACCGGTTGTTAACTAGTGGTAGCCGCCGGAAGCGTGAAAAGGCTGGCCGGAGAGGTGGTCGCCGAGGGTACCTGGATGTCGTATTCCGTGCCCCCGGGGAAGCACTCCTTGACGTGCCAGGAGAAAGCCGGGGAAACACCGACGACATCAGTGGCCAGCAACGAGATCGTCAACAGTCCCTTCTCGATCCGCGAGTTAACCTCGTGGAGCCACACAACGGTGTCGCCGTCGGTCACCCGCTGCACGGACGGGGTGAACCGGACCATGGAGCCGTTCAGCGCGTTGCCCTGGTCGTCCACGTACTTCGCGGTCACCTGTACGACAGTGAAGTTGGTGGGGAGAGACGTGGGTGGCGTCTCCGGTCCCGCAACGGTGGAGGCCTGCTGCGCCGTCCAGCCCGGGGAGCCCCATTCGTCGCCGTACCAGTCGTTTGCCATCGGGGGTCCTGTCGTTAGCGGAAGGGAGATCGAGAGACCTCGACCTCGGGCAGGGTGAAGTCCTTGGTGAGCACGCATGCCAGCGCGAGGGAGTCGGCGTAGTCGTCGTGGGCGTCGGCCGCCTTAGGTGCTTCGGCCAGGACGTAGGGGCCCTCGAATTTCTTCTCCAGGTCTTCCATCTGCTGCCTGAACCTTTTGTACGTTTTGAGGCGTCGCGTGTAGGCGTGGGCGGGCCAGGAGAGCAGCCCTCGGTCCATCAGTTCCATCAGGTGCTTCCAGCGCTTGGACTGCTCGGGTCGCTGGGAGGACAGGGGCACGATGTGTATGTCCGGCATCAGAACCTGCAGGCGCGAAAGGACGACGTCGCCCACACCGCCCTCGTCGACTCCGACGGCGTAGACGGAGTAGGAGCGCACGAACTCCACGATTCGGAAGTACTGCTCCTCCCAGGCCATGCCGCCCAGGTCCATCCAGTTCAGCACCCGGTGCTCGTAGTACCCGTACTCGTCGGGCCGGTCCCACCTCACCCACACCGCCGTGACGATGGTGGAGTCCTGCTTGCGGGCGGGGTCGATGCCGATGACGACGTGGCTCTTGTGGTAACTCTTCACCGCCTGCATGGACGTGTCGCCGAGTTCGTCCAGGCGCTCCGAGGTGGTGAACATGCCCTTGTCCAGGAGCCACATGAGCCTGTAGGACAGTTTGAACTCGTCGCTGTCCTCGCCGATGCGCAGAAGTTCCTTGTTGACGAACTTCTTGTAGTTGGCGTTCCACTTGGAGACCTCGCGCCAGTCGGCGTCGAAGTGGTTCTGGCGGGCCCCGCGCCGGGTGGCAGTGCGCTTGTTGATCTGGATCTGGTTGTAGAACACGCCCTTCTCGTAAGTGGGCGTGCCGGTGAAGCACATCGTGGCGTTGGTCGAGGCACCCATCGGGCCGATCGACTTGTTCACCATCTTCTCGTCCGCGCCCTGGCACTCGTCGATCAAGATCAAGTGGTAGGTGCGTCCTTCGATGGTGGCGCGGGGGTGGCACGTCTGCTTGCGCACCAGCGAGCCGGAGCGCTTGAGGGACAGCGAGCGGCCCTTGCCCTGGATCGAGTCGTCGATCTCGGGGTCGGCCAGGACTGCCAGGGCGTGCTCACTGGTCAGTCGGGCCACGATTCGCCCGTAGAGGTTGTCGGCCTGCTCCTCGACCGGCGCGAAGGCTCCGACCCAGAGGCCCTCCTTGTACTTGCCCAGGAGGTCAGGGAACAGCTTCGCGAGCCGAGGGAACATGATCATGCAGGCGGCGACAACGTTGGCCACCGTCTCGGACTTACCGGACTGGCGGGAGAACAGGGCAGTGAGAGTGGCCCCGTCGTTGATGATCAGGGACTCGATCAGGCGGGCTGCAAAGGGGCGCTGGTAGCCGTACAGCGGGTGGCCAGAGACCTCATCGACCACGAGGAGCATCTTGGCCACGAGTTGGTCGACAAAGGCCTGGCTTGTCTCATCGAGGATGACCTCGGTGTCCAGGCGCGCTTGGTGCTCTTCGTCGGTCTCATCGCTGATGACGTCGTAGTCGTAGTCTTCTGCCTCCATAACGGAACACGCCCAATCCCAAACCCGGTTTTGCTATCCGGATTCGAGATTAGGCGTATTCAGCTACCGCTTTGTAATTATCGGTTCTCGGGTCGAACGTCCCGCTCTTTCGCGATCTGTGCGGCGCGCTGCCGGGTGAACCCGAACATCTCCCCCAGGGACGCGAAGGAGTACTTCCGCGTCAGGTACACCGCGTACATCAACGCATCCCGTGCCTCGGAAGCGCTGGCCGGATAATCGGTGGCGCAGCGGATATCGCAGTAGATGACCCGCTCGTCCTTGCCGATGCCGAGCAACCTCCGGCACCCGCGACAGCGCACGTCCTGGAGGAGGTCAGCCATCTTCCTTAGCGCCCCCCAGCTCGTGCCGGATAGCCTCAAGCCCCCCGCTCACCTCGTCGAGGAGTTCCAGTGGAAAGGTGATTCCGCGACCGTACTGCTTCAGTGACGGGATGAACTCCCGCAGGTCTACGAAGTCCCCGTCGTTCGGTGACGCGACCAAGGAGACATGCAGCTCCTTGTCGGACACATAGGGCACGCGTACGCGGACCTTTCGTGCTGCCTCGGCCATCAATACCTCCGCCGTCTCGTATACACCCACCGATCCTACGCGGGCGCAAGCGGATACGGCAACTCGCTTGACGCTCAGTAGAGGCCAATCCAGTGGCACACCGTCGATATGGCCAGCAGAACTGCGACGACCTTCACCACGCGCCAGAACTCACCCGGCGCATGCGGTCCCCCAATGCCCTGCTGCATACGCTGCTCGTACATCTGGTGCTGCTCGAAGTAGAACTGCTGCTGTTGCAGCTCCATTAGTTGCTCGGTCGCCTCGTGGTCGCCGGAGGACGTGCTGTACTGCGCCTGGGCTCTCTGGCTCGCACTGTTGAAGTCGCTCATCGTTCCCTCTCCCTGCTTCACTGCGTCCGGCGCAGCGGTACGACATTCTCCTGGCTGACCATGGCGGTAAGGAAGGGCTTCCCCCGGAGCATCTGGTCCCGGCGTGCTCGCTCGCTGGACAGGCCAAGGTACCGCTCAGTGGTGGACATGGATGCATGGTGCAGCAGAGCACTGACAGTGCGCAGTGCTGCGTCGTAGCCGATCTCGTTGGTCATGCTATCGAAATAGGCGCGGGCGACTGCCCGGCGCAGGGTGTGGGTGCCCTCGTAGCGGGTGGGCAGACCTACAGCGGCCAGGGCGTGCTTGACGATCTTCTCGGTGCGGGTGACCGGGCGCTCGGGGTGGTAGGTGTACGGGGTGCGCTCCAGGATCCTCGTGCCGGTGTTGGGGTCGAGGTAGTTGCGGGCGATGACGTTGCCGGACCGTGCGGGGAAGAGGTAGTCGTCGGCGCGCAGGGGGCGACCAAGGGTGGCGGCGTACTCGACGAGCCAGACCCGCAGTTCTCGTTCGAGGTCGGCGGTCAGGGGCATCTCGTCCTCCTCCTGGGTTTTGACCACGGTCACGAAGACCTCCCCGGCCGCGAAGTCGATGTCACCGACGCGGATGCCCGTGATCTCGCTGGCACGGCAGGCGGTGTTGATGGCCACGGCCAGGTAGGCACGGTGCATGGCGCACTCGGCCTGGTCCAGGAGCTGGAGCAGCAGGTTGGGGCTGGGCTGCTGGCGGCGTCGGCGGGGCAGCTTGAGTGGCTCGACGCCGTCAAGGAGGGTGCCGGACTCGGTGTAGCCGTTGGCCTTGGCCCAGGTGAAGAAGACCCGCAGCCTGGCGCGGTAGTTGTTGTGGGTGCCGGGGCCGACGGCCTCGCGGATGGTTTGGCCCTTGATGCGGGTGGAGTGGGTGTCCATGACGCCCCCCTCGCCGTAGAAGAAGTCGCGGACGACGTCCATGGTGAGCTGGCTGAAGTCGGGGTCACCCACGTGTCCGGCGAATCGTGGCAGCAGGGTGCGGTCGACTCGCATGGTGTTGTGCGCCTTCCCGGCCCGCTTGCGCAGGGACAGGTACTCGGTGACTGCGGTGCTGACTGTGCCGCTGCTCATGTGGACCTCCTGGTGCGGGGTGCTGGTGAGGCAACGCTACAGACGTCAAGCGATATCTGCAACCTTCTTGACAGGGTGAGGCTAGCAATAACAAGGAATCGGTACTATGGTTCCGGTATGAACCAGACCGAAGAGCGCACCGACCGACTTCATACCTACGCGGCTCCCAACCAGCCGCGCGTGACCGTGAGCTGGAAGACCCGCGAGTGGAGCAACGCCGACCGGGACAAGTTGGCCCGGACGCTCTTCGGCCCACACCCCGACGGTCGGTCTCACTGACTCAGAACAATCCGCCCCAGCAGCCCGTTGCTATCCGATAGTCTCCAAGCAATAGATGACCCCCCGACGGGCGGCTACCTGTCGGGGGGTCTAACAGTCTGCTAGGGAGACTGCATGGGCAAGCCCACTACCCGCCAGAGGTTCCTCGCACGGGCAGACAAGGTTCTGCGTGTAGCGATTTACCTCCGCGTGTCCACCGCCGCGCAGGTCCAGGGATACGGACTCCAGACCCAGAACGAGATGTGCCACGACACCCTCACCGTGAAGATGCGCGGGCAGCGGTTCGTAATCGTGGACACCTACACCGACGCGGGCGTGAGCGGCAAGAAGGCCAGCCGCCCCCAGTTCGACCGCATGAACCAGGACATCGCCGACGGCAAGATCGACGTCGTCGTGGTCGCCAAGGTCGACCGCATCGGTCGCACGATGGAGGACATCCACCGCTGGGTGTTCGACATCGACCATGTCGGCATCCGCCTCATCACCGCAGACGGCCGTCTGGACAATGCCGACGACACCTTCAAATTGATGCTCTCCCTGCTGGCGTGGATGGCCGACACCGAGCACCTGCTGATCCTGGAGCGCACCACCGGAGGCCGCGAGGCCAAGCTGCATGAGGGTGGTTGGGTCGGCGGAGGCACGCCCTTCGGGTTCATGCTCGAAGGCAAGGGTGCTACTGCCAAGCCGGTCGCCAATCCTGCCGAGGTCGAGATCCTGGAACTGGCTATCGGGAGCATCGTTGATCACGACATGACGGTGAAGGAGGCCGCTGACTCGCTGAACAATCTCGGGAAAGTCAATCGACACGGCGGCAAGTGGGAGCAGTCGAACCTCCGTCAGATCCTGCTCGGCAATGCCCTGCTCGGCTTTATGGCGTTCCGCGACGAGGAAGCCAACGGCAGTCGCGCAAATGCGGCACGCGACGAGGAGACCGGCGAATACCTGCACGGTGACACCGGGCGCGTCAGCCTCCCCGAAATCATCCCCCTGGAGCGCATCAAGGCCGTGCGGGCCGCACTCACGCGACGGGGTCCTCAGCGTCACCGTGAAGCGGGAATGTACCTGCTCTCGAAGAGGCTTTTCGGGCTGTGCGGAAACTACTACAGCGGGGCCGTGAAGACGCATAACGACCGTCGGTCCTACCGCTGCACAGGCACGCTCTCCTCCCACAAGAACTACGTGGGCTGCGGCTGCACGGAGATCGACGCGGATGAGGTCGAACGCGTGGTCTGGCAGACCGTCTCCGAGGGTTTCCGGGACCGGGGACACCTGCAGGACCTGGCCGACCAGTGGCTCGGTGCTGTGCCCCTTCTGGCCACCGGCTACCGCGAGCGCATCGCGGAGCTGGAGGAGCTGCTGGAGCGCAAGCGAAAGAGCCGCAAGAAGCGTCTCGTGACCCTGCTGGCGTTGGCTGACGACGATGACGACTTCGATGCCGAGATGCTGGCCGACGTCAAGGCCGAGCTGAAGAACCAGGAAACCAAGATCGAGAAGGAGCTGAACCAGGTGCGGGGGTGGCTCGCCGACGCGGAGGTGCAGGAGCAGCGGGTCGCCGATGTATTGACCCTGGCGGACCGGGTACGTCCCGATCTGGACAGCCTGACCGAGATGCAGATGCTCGACGCCCTGACGCTCTTCGACATCGGAGTGCACGTCCGCTCGCGGGTGGAGCGGCGGGCGGTGAAGCCGACGGAGTTCGAGACTTGGTTCAAGGGCTCCGGCCTGCTGGTGCCCGCTGTGCTGAGCGACGAGTCGTGGGCCGCCGTGGTGGACCTGTTCCCGCCCGCACGGGGCACCAAGCCGCAGCGGTCGCGTCGGGAGATCCTGGATGCGGTGTTCTACAAGGTCCGCCACGGTCTGTCGTGGCCGGAGATGCCGGAGGAGTTCACGGCGGTGGAGAGCATAAAGGTGCTGGCGACAAAGCTGCTGCGGGATGGCTCGCTGCCGGAGGCTGTTCAGAGGCTGCAAGGGTTCGGGGGCACTCCGCCGCCTTCCCTCAACCCGCTGCCTGACCTTCACATCGAGGCGTCGTTCATGGAGCGCCGTCCCGATCCGAGCAACCTCACGATGGAGTGCGTTACGGAAGGACCCTCACGAGTAACCTTCGCGGAAGTGCTCCATCGTGAGTATGTAACAGCAGCTTCCTGACCTGCAGCTTTGAACAAACAGAAGAGCCCCCGGCCACTGGCTGGGGGCTCTTCTGCGTTCTCGCACCGCGCTCCATGCGGCAACACGGGGGCGGGTGCACCCGGCGGTGCGGAGAACTCTTACTCTGCTGCCCTCGTGCTGAGGAGAGTCCTGAAAGGCTATCAGGCCCGCCGGTCCAGAACGTCGAGAACGCCGAGCAGGCTCTGCGCCCCCCTGCGGGCCTCCAGCAGGCTGTCGGGGGAAGGTTCCCTCCGGTAGTCGTCCAGGGCCTTGGCGAGGCCGCTGCCTACCGCGTCGCCCCAGTTGAGCACGTCGGTCGTCGCCAGCCGGTCGAGCCGCTTGGCTGCCTTCGCGCGGAGCGGGTCGACCTTCTCCCGGCCACCGCGCAGCCGGTTCCTCACATCAGTCCAAGCGCGCACAGAACCTCGTACTCCTCGTCCATCTCGTCGGTCTTCTTGGCCACGTACCGGCGGGCCGCAGCTTCCTGCTCCTCGGTCTCAGAGGTGGACGTCATAGAAATTCTCCAGGACGCAGTCAGGTACCTCGTCGAAACGCTTGGTCTCGCGGATGTGCTCTTGGCTCATGGCGTCCTCACGCCCTCGCGTCGCCGTGAGCAGAGCCTCCTCCGCCGTCCGGCCGGTTCTGCGCCAGCGGCCGAGAACTATCCCGTAGCCCCGGCCCAGGTGCACGACCAGGGATCGGGACGTTCGGTACGGCGGGTCGAGTTCTTCGGTCGACGCGGTATGAAGGAAAGGCGTTTCGGGGACCAGCCTTACCGGGTGAAAGAAGAGCGGCGTCAGTGGGATATCGCGGGCGTGTGGCATTCGTCAGTCCTCACATGCGTAGTCGAGAGCGCCACACACCCGACAGATCACGGCGCAGCGGTCATCCCCGCAGCCGTTGGCGCATTCCTCGGGATCTCCCCAGTCGCATTCGGTGCAGTATTTCGTAGGCATGCACGGAGCCTATTCTTGGGCCGCCTGGAATTGGTAAGTCAGGAGACGCCGGTTGGCTCGTCGAGGTCGTGCTCGGGTGCGTAGGCGTAGCCGTTGAGGACGCGGTTGATTCCTCGGCCGGGGGATTGCCAGCGCTTGAAGTTCCGCCAGACGTTCGGGGGCACGTTGTAGTACCCGTAGACCTGTCCGTTGCGGAAGCGCACCCGGAGCGTCTGGGAGTCCTTGTCGTAGCCAGCGGCAAGGGTTCGTGGGCGCGGCGGGTTGATCGAGGGGGTGGGCTGGTAGGGCAGGAGGTCGAAGTCGTCGCCGTCCTTGGCCAACTGGATGGCTTCGGCCAGTTCCTGTGACATGACCCGCCGGGATCCTGCGCGGGCTGCGGGGTTCTCGTTGCTGGGCGGGGGTGGCTTGGGGTCGGTGAGGTGGCCGAACATCGCGCGCTCGTACTTGTTGCCAGGGCGGGCCGCGCTGATGTCGATGTGGGGGATCTCGGGGCCGCCTCGGCGGCGCTTGCTGGGCATAGAGGGCTCCTTAGACGAAGACAGCCCCGCCCCGGTTAGGGACGAGGCTGTCGGCTCCAGGCGGTCAGTCCTGGAGGGTGTGTCACGCGGCCGGGGGGACCTGCGGGACGGTGGAGACGAGCGCCGGGGCGGCCGGGTCACCGAGGATGGCCGTGGTGGCCGCCGCATTGGTCGTACCGGCAGTGACGTCGGTTGCGTTGGCCGCGAGGGCGACCTTGTCAGCGGGCTCTGGGCCACCGGGGTGGGTGGCGGCCTCCTCGGCGGAGACGACGATCAGGCCGGAGTTGTGCGACTCCGGGTGGAAACCGGCGTCGGCCTGGACCTGCGGGTTCGGCAACTGGCCGATGACGAAGACCTGGCCGGGGACGGACGACTGGACCTTGAAGGCGGCGGAGGACTGGACGGACCAGCCGAGGTTCGGGTCGTCCCAGTCGGAGGGGCGCTTCGGGAGGGTCGGAGTGGAGTAGACGGTGGGCTCGGCAGCGGGCTGCACGGAGTCGTTCTTTGCTGGCACTGTGATTCTCTTTCCTCGGTGTTAGCCGTTTTGCTGGACGGTCCAGCCGGGCTCTTTCACCAGCCCCTGCTCGTCCTCACTGTCATTGTGAGGGCAATCGGGGCCGTGATATACATGCTCGCCGTCGATGAAGACGCAGCGGGAGACGTACACGGTGCTCCTAAAGGGAACTTCCGGTTGCGGAATTCGAGCCTAGTGGCAATCCCGCCCCACTTTCCCATGGGCCGCAGTCGCCGAATTGGTCTCCGGACAGCATGCTCTGTCGCGGCGGGGCCCCGTTGAGGGTGTAGGCGTATCCACCCGCGTATGCGTCCCCGGTGGCAGGGATGGGTTCGGGCTTAGGTGTGGGCATGTGTCTTCTCCCGGGCCGCCGCGAAGCCGGTGCGCAGTTTGGCGAGGCGTGCGTTGTGGAGGCTGAGGCTGGCCATGTGGTCGACGGCGGACTCGACGAGGTTGCCTACCTCTGCGATCCAGCGGTCGAGCAGGTCCTCAGCCTCGGCGATGTCGTCGGGGACGGTTGCGCGGGTCTTCGACAGGAGTGGCATCAGGTGCTCCTCCGTCGGCGCGGGGTGGGAGGAGTGGTGCCGTGCTGGAAGTAGTCGAGCACGTCTTCGAGGACGTCGGTGACGGTGGCCTGAGAGGTGATGCTGTCTCGGGTGGTCTGGATGAGGTCGCGGGCCGCGATGACCATCTGTTCGGCGAGGGGCACCACTCGCTCGGTCAGGGTCCGCAGGCGCTTGTTCTCCTCGACCTCGCGGCGGTAGGCCTTGCCGGAGACGACGACTTCTGTGACGAACACGGCGAATATGAACGCAGCGATCGGCCCCAGGACGAGCGGGTTATCTATGGACAGCCCGCCCGACCCTGGGGCCGATGCGATGAGGTTGTGCATCGGGGTACCGCCCGTCGCTGAAATGTGGTTTCAGCTAAATGATACCGGGGATACGGTAACCGCTTTTAGATATGAAGACCGGATTTCTTGAGCTGATTCCTGACCTTGATCCAGCCCGGCCCGCAGCCGGTGAGCCCGCTGATGATGGCGGTCACACCGTCCGGAGACTTCCACTTGACGTGATTCCCTCCGGTGATCGTCACCTCCCACCCCGCCTTCCTGGCCTGCTTGGCCGCCTTCTCCAACTCCTTGTCTGCGCCGAGCCTTGATCCTTTTACGCCCACTGGCAGCTCCCATCTCGTAGCAACTCCTGCTGAAATCAAAGGTATTGGTCTTGAGTGTCCGTTGACAACCGATTCCGAGGATCAGCTTGCGTGATGCAGGTCACATTGACCTCTCAGCCCTTGACATACCCCTGTGCCACCTTGTCGAAATAGCGTTCGACCGACCTGTTTGACCTGCAGAAACAGCGTAACTCCGCACACGGGTGAACGTCGGGACTACGGAACGGCGTCACTCAGAGTCCCCGGGGTAGGCGTAGGAATTCCTCCGCACCGACCGGTGCTGGAGTTAATTGAAGGATGAACCACTGCAGGAAGGAACCTATGGAGTACGGCTCCACAATCACGCTCCGCACGTACCAAGTCAGCGCCGACGGCCAGGTCAGCGAGGCGACGGCAGCGCGCACCGTTCCGGGTAGCGCCGAGAACGCGAGGGACGTAAACATCCACCGCTGGCCTGCATGTGCATGCCCCAGGCATCGCCGGTAGGTACCCACGCCAAAGAGCCCCCTACGGACGGGCTGCGTGCGTAGGGGGCTCTAGCGGTGCTACTGCTCGCCGAAGGCGAACGCAGGGTCAAATCTAGGCAGCGAGTCCTGTCCTCCTCGCCATAGCCATAAGCTCCGGCCTGCTCCGCTGGTGCAGGAGGAACAGCACACGCAGGACCTCCCGCGCCATCGGATGCACCTCGGTCATCTGAGGCGCGACATTGAACGCCCGCTGCAGCGATTCCTCCGCCCCGACGTTGTCCTGGAGCGCCAGACGCGCCCGCGCGGTGTCGATGTACAGGTGTGCGACCCGGGACGGCCGAAGGCCTGCCGGGGGGTTGTCGAGGAGGGGGGTCGCCATGTCGTTGGCCTTGTCCGGCTTGTCCAGCTCCACCTTCGACGCAAGGTCGTGAAGGATCGTGTTGGCGGTGCCGAACGTGAGGTTGTGCCGGAGCTGGTCCGCATCCTGCGGCAGAGCCTCCGCCAAGGCGTAGGCCTTGTCTGAGTGCGCCTGGGCGGTCACCCTGTCCCGGTGCCGTGAGGCCAGGACGACGCCACGCAGGTGAAGGGATCCGAGGCTGACAAGGCGGTCGGGGTTGTCCCGGGTTCCCGAGGTCTCCAGCTTCACGATCCCCCGGTCGACGACCGCAAGGCCTGATGCATAGTCTCCGGCGCTCTGGAAGACACCTGCCTCCGTCCAGGCCACTCCCGCTTCCGCGTTCGGGCTGTACGTCTGCTGCGCCGCCCAGGACTGCCGCGAGACGATCATCTCCGCGAGGTCGGGCTGCCCCAGCCGGTGGGCGACTGAGTAGGCGCAGCCGTAGGCGTCGGACAGGGCCTCCCAGGCGACGCTGTCACCATCGGATGCCAGTGCCGTCGCCGTCGCCTGCTCCAGCAGCTTCGGGATGATGCGGAGCATTTCCATGTACTTCGTCCCCGCGCGCAGCTCGGCGAGATCGGCGAGGTTGGTGCGCAGCTCCTGCAGGTCCGGGACGTCTTCCTGGGGCAGTCGGTACCGGCGGATTGCTGCGCGGAGATCGTTGAGGAGTTCACCTTGTTCGACTGGCCCTATGAAGGGTTGTCCGTAGATGCGCTGGGTGCTGACCTTCAGCGCTCTTGCGAGGGCCGCGAAGATCGCGGGGGTTCCGGGGCGCTCGCCGGTCTCGATCTTGCGGAGGTAGTGCTCGGAGACTCCGGCGAGGCGTGCCAGTTCCCGGCGTGAGTGGTTGCGTGCCTTCCTCAGCAGCATGACGTTTTCGCCAGGGGCCGGGGAGCTGGCCTGAATAGTGCTGTCCATGTGCTCAGCCTTCCACGTCCGGGCTTCGAGGACGTTAACTCGTCAATGCCCTAGGGCCATTGTGTCACTTTTGGGTCAACTGATCTTGGTCTCAGGGAGTTGACTTGTAATCAGGAAGAGCACGATCGAATAGGGAGGCGATGGATGACAGTGCCAGGAGAAGCTGGCCTCCACCTTAGGCCTGATCAGGCGTTACCGCAGCAGCAAAAGGCCGAGGACATCGCACTCCGATCTGCGATGCGCTTCCAGGACGCACTCGCACTGATCGGCGTGGACATCGTCTCCGTGACGCCCCTGGTTTCCCGCCGTGGGTCCTCTGGCGTGCGACTGGGAGTATGCGAGGCCTCCGATGTGGACAAGGTCTCCGAGGCCGTCGAACAGGTGGCCTCCGAGCGGGCCAAGGCCGCGCTGCTCGCAAAGACCATCATGGAGTTCGCGGAAGGGGGTGCGAGATGACCGCGAGAGCCAGGAAGCAGTCCAGACCGGTTCCGGCACCACCCCCCGTGGGCGCGCGGGTACGTCTCAAGCAGACGGATAGCGAAGGTCATGTGACGGCCCACTTGTTCGGCGAGATCTACGTTCGCCCGATCGGGGGCGGGGTGGAGTGGTCGGCACCGCCGGAGGACGTGGAACGGATCCCCGATGCCTAGCCGCCTCGACATGCTGTTTGAGGATGCGTACCAGGGCGGTTGCCCGTGGAAGGTCAACGACGTGCTGAGGGACTTGCGCAGCGGTCGTGTCGGCATCGTCCTGGACGTCAATTACATCTATCTGATGATGCGACCGTCCGAGGGTGCGGGCATGCACTGGACCGGAGCGCCCGGCGACTTCGAGAGGGTGGCTTAGCGTGATCGTCGAACATCGGCTCCCCCGCGCGCGGTCACGGGCAGCATTCTTCCTCGGTGCCCGCCAGGCCCGCCTGGAGCTGGCACAAGGACTGCACCCGATGCCTTCGGGACTACCCCACCCGATTCTCCTCGGAGTGAGTACGGAGCCCTCCGGTGCTCTCGTATACCCGTTCCCGCAGCGGTACCGGCCCACAGACTCCCACCCTTTTCGGGATGGGGCGTAAGACTTCACGCCGCAGCGGTGTGGAGAGTCCAACGTTGGAGGACAGATGTCCGAGATCGAGAACCTGTACGACCGGCCCATCGCGGGCCCGTTCCAGGCCTTGTGCGGCGGCGGGACGAACGACGGGTCCATGGAGGACTGCCTGGACGTGGCCCCGCTGCAGGGCGGCGGCTACGCCCTCAAGGACACCAAGCTCGGGGACGCCAGCCCGGTCCTGCGCTTCACCAAGGCCGAGCTGATCGCGGCGGCGCAGAAGCTCGCCGACATGCCCGCCTGATCTGATCCACCGCAAGTAGCGCGGGGTGCCCTCACCACTAATGAGGGCACCCCGCCCCTTGAGGTTACCCGCCGACCCCCGGAGCGTTCCTGTGTCCCTGGCCGTACTGCTAGATGACCCTGACGAGACTCTGCGCGCCTGGCCCAGCAAGCCGACGCTGTACCACCGACACCCGAAGTCCTTCCGTCCGCTGCTCACGCGGGAGGAGGTGGACGACCTGATTGACAACGACTGCCTGGCCATGCGGAACGTCGCGCTTCTCGCGGAGGGCAAGCCCGTCGACCCGCGCCGGTATGCAGACGGCGACATGCCCCGGCGGGGCGCGCTGCGGCAGCACCTCGACGAAGGTGGGACTATCTCCCTGCGAGGGCTGGAACGGTTGAAGCCCTCACTGGCCATCCTGCACCGCGAGGTAGCGCTGGAGACGGGATACCGGACCCACGTGAACGCGTACTACACACCCGCCGGACAGCAGGGGCTGCGGTACCACTTCGACCCGTACGTGACGCTGATCCTTCAAATTGCCGGGCAGAAGGCGTGGCCGACACACCGACCGTTCGTCGAGAACCCCGTGCGCGAGTACGACAGTTACCACCTGATCGGGTTCACCGAGGCGCAGTTACACTTCCTCGCGAACACGCCACCGGCCGAGACGTACACCCTGGAGCCGGGCGATGTGTTCTGGCTTCCGCGCGGGTACGTCCATGCCCCCTACGCAGTCGGGGATGAGCCCTCTCTGCACATCACCCTCGCACTGAAGGAGAGGACGTGGCAGTGGGTGGCCGCGCAGCTCGCCGAGGACGTGGTGGCGGAGGCCCTGCGAGACCCTGCTATGCGCGAGGCCATCGCTCCGGCCGTGCTTCTCGGAGATCCCCGAGAGGTCATCCGCGACGCACGGGACTACCTCGTCGGTGCGCTGCGTGCCCGTGACCCCGAGGAAGCTGCCAAGCGTCTGCGTAGGGTCGCCCTCGAATCGACCTGACGACACGGCTCGACTCGCTCACACCACCCGCTCTGAACTGGGAAGCTATCCGCTATGCCGCCGCAGCAACACGCCGATGACATCGACTGGGACGCCTACATGCAGGGGCCTCCGGCCTCCGGCGTCCACTGGCACGGCTTCCTCTGGAAGGGGGAGGCCGCAAGGATCTTCAGCTTCAAGCACCAGGCGGAGCGCACAGCGGGTACGCCGGACTTCGCGGGGTCGAATACGCCCCCGGAGATGACAACGCATCATCTGCTGAAGCCGCATCTCGTCAAGGCTACGTTCACGAATCCGACCGAGGCAGCCGCTTGGATGCGTCAGCAGTGGGAGGCGGACCCTCCGCTGGAGACGTACAAGAATCCCGACAGTTGCCAGAAGTTCAGCCGACGCATGGCCGAGCTGGGCAAGGACGTGGTCTGGTCGTGGGACTGGCCGAGGCTGGGTGACAACACAACCGTCCGCGTCTACATGATCACATGTCCGAGTGAGTCGGATCCGGGCATCCGCTGTCCGGCTCCACCGAGGCGCTGAGCGGACCGCTCAGCAGGAAGCCCCCGACTGTCCGCCATGGAGGACTTGGCAGTCGGGGGCTTCCTCATTGTCTACTCGAATTCGATGTCGTACAGCGCTGCGCCGTCCTCGGGACCGTCCTCGCGGTCATCCGCATAGAACCTGTCGAGAACGCCGTGGGCTGCGGACAGATCCTTGACTGCTTCGGACGGCGTGAACTCGGTTTGCACTGAGATGCCGTGCTCGTCTGGGTTCGGGTCGATGCTGTGAGTGATGTCGGTGACTCGGAAGGCGACTCCCTGGAAGTCCAGGGTCTCTCTGATGCGGGGCAGTGGCTGCTGGTTGAGCCGAAGAAAAAAGGTTAGGTTTCGGCCGGGCTCGGCGGGGTTGGTAACGAAGACGAACACGGGGTTCACTTGCGCATGTCCCTTCGGCGGAGTGGGTCGTGGCGCTGGGGGTTGACGGGGACGATCTGGGTGACGGGGTTCTGGCCGGGCTCCAGCATTTCGCGCTTGGTCCAGTAGGGCTCGACCCATTTGGTGGTGGACTGCTGGCGGCCGGGACCGTAGTGGACGGTCTTGAAATGCCCGGCCCGGTGCTGCGGACCGTATTCGGCACCGCTGGGGAGGGAGGGGCCGTCCTTCCCCACCAGGGCTCGCTGGCGGTTCTCGTGAAGGGCTGTGCCGACGAACCAGCCGACCCTGATCCAGAAGGGGTCGCGGGGCTTGCGGTTCTTGCCGGTCTTCTTCCGGTAGGTGTTGTGGTGCGAGGCTTCGAAGTTCTCCACGTCGCGGTTGTCGCAGCACAGGTACGTCATGACCGAGAAGATCGGCGCGAGGAGCGGTCCCAGGATTTTCCTGCTCACCGCGAGATCTTGGGCCTCGTCGGGAACGCCCTGCCACTCCTCGATGAACTCGATGGCCTCGGCGACGGTGAACTTGCTCCGGCCGGTGGGCAGCGGGAGCAGCATTCTGTTGGGGCCGATCTCCAGCTCGCCGGTTTCCTCGTTGACGACGTCGTAGAAGACGAGGACGCCGAGGCCTTCGCGCTGCGGGTCGTTGGTGTCGCACAGTGCGGTGCCGACCCAGCCGAAGACGAACCAGCCGCGTACCCATCCCTGGGTCTTGGACAGTGGGCTCGATACGGGCCAGGGGTCGGGTAGTACGACCATCGGGTTGATGTGGGGAAGCTGGTCGAAGAGGCTGCCGGGGATGGAGTCCTGCTTGCTGCGGTACAGCGCGGCGGCGAGTTCCTCGTTTATGTCGTAGGCGATGCGTCCGTTGCGCTTCCACATGTCGCAGACCGCGATCTCGCCCATCAGGTCGCCCACCTGCGACAGGGTCTGGCGGTCGAAGCGCACGTGGTCGTCGTAGCTCCACCGGATGGGGATGCCCCGGCCGAGTGAGTCGATCATGCGGGCGAGCCGGGGATCCCCTGCGAGTTCCTGCCCTGCGTTGGTGAGCGCTTGGACGTGGGCCTCGGCGAGTTTGTGGGCTCGCTGGCCGCTGCGGATTCTGTCGGGCATCGCCCCTCCTTCTGGTGAGGAGCATAACGGTAGCCACCCCCACACCTTTTCGTCAAGTTATTCCGCGTAATTGCTTGACGACTGATAGCTGAAAACCGAGAGCCCCGGCCGTCCAGTGAGGACAGCCGGGGCTCAGAGGGTCAGCGGGCCAGCGCTATCCAGACCCATCCGATGATCACACAGGTGATCGCGGTAGCGGCACCGACGGTCAGCAGGACCTCAAACCGCTGATACCACTTCACAGCCACTCCCCCGTCACGACACCGCGCATGTCGGCGGGCCGGTAGGTGTCGGGCTTGAGGATCTTCCCGTCACCGCGACGCAGCACCGTACCGTCAGGGCGGACCTTGCTCATGTTCGAGCGGTGGACCTCGGCGAAGGCCGCCTCCAGCGGGATCTCCAGCAGGTCGGCCGTACCGTAGATCACGTACAGCAGGTCGGCCAACTCCTTGGCCAACTCCTCGTAGTAGCGCGGGGCCTCGGGAGTGGCCTCGTCCCGTCCCGGCAGGAACGGGCTGGTCGAGGACTCTGCGACCCACGCGTCTACGATCTGCGCCTTGCGGTGGTCCAGCAGGGCCTCCAGGACCTCCTGGGATTCCTCCGAAATGAGTGCGGAGCGCAGGGAGACCAGGTCGTCCCGCCCGGCCTCGTCACGTTCGATGAAGGGGGTCTCCCCCACCGCCCGGTGCCACTCGCGCAGCGCCTTCATGGGGTGGTGGGGCTGGGTATGAAGCCGGGTTCTCGGTGTGGCTCGGGACACTGTCTGGTTCCTCACTTGCTCGCGGGGGTGATGGCGGTACGTACGTGCTCGGGCAGTTCGGAGATGATCTGCTCGCGCAGAGCGTCGGACTCCTTGAAGTTCATGCCGATGGTGCGCCAGTCGCCGGAGGTCAGCAGCGAGAGGTACGGGCGCTGCTTCCACACCGCCTGGAAGGTCCCGGCCGACCGCAGGCGGGCCAGGTTGCCCCGGATGCCCGAGCGGCCGTTGTGGTGACCCACCCACAGCCGCCTGCCCGCGTCGTACTCATCGAGGTCGAACATGCCGCTGCTGATCAGGGACCAGGGCGTCACCTCACCCCGCTCGACCCTGTCGGGGTCGAAGTCAATGTTGTAGTGAACGTGAGCGTCGTTGAGGGAGGTTCCCCGGTAGGACTCGGCGGTGGCGAGGATGCCCTCCGCCCGGTGCCACATGATGACGTGGTCCTCCTCGACCCCGCCGGTCCGGGAAAACTTCTTCTCGCGGACGACCTCGAAACCGTCCTCCTGGAACATGGCGACGTAGTCGATGAAGAGCATCCCGTAGCGGGAGTCGGTCACTGTCTCTCCGTGGGTTGTGGTGTGCGGGGTGGTCTAGGCAGCCTGCAGTTCCGCGAGGTCCCCGGGATCGACGGCCAGCGGCTGCTTGTTCTCGAAAAGAGTCACGCCGTTCCGGCTGTAGGCCAGGTCGACGAGTTGGGCGCACTGCAGCCGGTCCTGCCGGGCGATCCGCTCGTTGATCCACGGAATCCAGATCCCGAAGAACCGCAGGCCGAGCGCGACGTCGTCGAGCCAGCCGTAGCCGATGCCCTTGCCGTTGTTGGCGGTGGTGAACCCCAGCGCCGTCCGCCAGATCTGCTCCCCCACACCCTCGGGGAGCACGGTATGAAGGTTGTAGCGAGCGTTCGGGTACTTGCTGATGTGCCCGATCCGCGCCCCGCCGGGCTGCGCCTCGACGATGAAGCCCCGGGGGCCAACGATGAAGGCGTGGTTGTAGCGGGAGAACGTCAGCAGCCGGATCGCCCATCCGATGAATCCACCGGTCGCGGTGACGCCGTAGGATCCGACCGGCGGGTTACTCATCCTTCGCCACCGGCTTCTTGTACGCCGGGACCGCGCCGTGGGAGGAGTACCAGGACATGTAGTCGCCGGGACGTCCGACGCGCCACGAGGGAGAGGTCGGCCAGGGGGTGTAGGGGTATCCCGCGTCGTCCCGCTCGATGATGGTGGTCACCGTGGTGACGGTCTTGTGGACCTCCTGCCATTCGTCCTTGAACTTCTCGCTGTAGACGACCTCGGTCGTCTCGGTCTTACGCGACACTGTCTTCCTCCAGGTTGTACTTGCCGTAGAAGTCGATGCGCAGGCCGTCGACGGTCTCCGCGCGTTCCAGCCAGCGCTTGGCGAAGACCTCGCGGCTGTAGAAGAAGGTCTTCGCCTTCCAGTTCTCGTGGCCCGCGTCCTTTATCAGGACCCGGACCTTCCAGAGGCTGTTGTCCCTACGCGTGCGCAACAGGGGTCTCCTGCTCGGTATGAAGCGGCACGACGTTGGAGGGGGCCTCCTCGCTCTGGTGCTCCGGCAGCGGCTGGAAGCGGTCACGCAGCATCAGCGGCGTGGCGATGTTGACGATGACCCGGTCGAGTGCGGACGCGGAGGCCCTGTCACCGGCTGCGTGTGCGTCGTCCCGGGACCGGAGCAGATGGGTGATCAGATCCCTGGCGTGCAGGTAGTCGCCATCGACGTCGTGGATGAGGGTGCGAATGGAAGACATGTGGTTCTCCTTGGGGTGGTCAGAGCCAGACGCGGTACTCGGAGGTAACGCGTCCCTTGTCCGGGTTGATGAAGTGCAGGCGCTGGGAGGGGTCTCCGGTCGCGGCAACGAACTCGTGGGCGTAGATGTTGTCCGACTCCGGGCTGCCGGTCATGAAGACCGAGCCGCCGTTGGCCAACTGCAACTGCATCGACTGGTGGTAGTGGCCGATGTAGAGGTCACGGAATGCCGGGAGGACGCCAGAGGCCCACTGGTTGGCCTTGCGCAGGATGCCGTAGGCGGGGATGTTGCCGCCGAACGACTTGATCTCGTCGCCGTGGATCGCCATGGCGGTGTAGTTGCCGATGGTGAAGTGCTGGTACCAGTCGCCGGAGGTCTGGAAGTCGACCAGGCGCGACTCGTCGGCCAGTCGCTGGCGGACGATGTTGTAGACCATGCGGTCCACGTTGTCGGACGCCTTGATGCCGTCGCCCTTCTTGCCCAGGCGGCCGTGGTTGCCGTATTCGGCGACGACACGGACCGTCTTGTACATGCCGAGGGCCTGTCGGATGGTCCAGATCATCAGGTCGGCGACGTCGAACATCTGCTCGTAGAGCGTGCCGTCCAACTCCCAGACCTGGCCCGGGAAGATCCCGACGCCCTCGACCATGTCCCCGGTGAACAGCAGCACGGCCTCGTCGACAGGGTGGTCGGCCCGCTGGATCTCGGTGATCGCGTGCGCCTTGTCGACGTACTTGCCGACCCGGTGGCGCATGATCTGACGGTCGTAGGTCTCGGTGCGCTTACCGCCCTGCCAGTCCGTCATATGCCACAGGGCGACCTCGGGGCTGTTGTTCCGGGAGACCTTCCACGGCGTGGTGTACTCGGTCTCCCCCACGTAGCGGGCCGCGTCGGTGGCAGCGCGGTAGACGGCGTCGATGTACTCGTCCCCGCGCGCCTTCGCCTTGCTGTACGCCTTGAACAGCCGCCGGTTGTCCGCCTCCAGGGCCGCGATGCGCTCGGTGGTCTCGTCGGCCACTGCCTCGTCTTCGCCCTGCGCGGGCTCGGTATGAAGCGACTTGGCTCCGATCGACACCAGGACCGCGCGCTTGTAGCCGTTCTTCGTGCGCCAGCGGCGGACGGACGACTCCGTGGTCTCGACGTCGTTGAAGGTCAGGTCGTCGGCGGCCTGCTTGTGCCCCACGTTCGGGTCCATGAGGATCTCCCGAACCCAGTCGATGTCCTCGTTCTCGGCCAGTGTGCTCAAAGAAGTGCCTTCCGATCCAGGTGCGGCGGTGCCCGGAGGGATTCCCTCCCGACTCGCAGAACCGTATCAGTGTTATCGCTTCGGATCAACATCTGACTTCAATAGTCACGAGTCGTCACTTCCGAACTGAACATCGTCAAACTCCTTGACATACAGGGCCCCGACCTGCTGCCCGTACACTTAGTAGCGGTTCAGAACCAATATCAAGGAGTCCTCATGAGTTCACTCGGCGGGAACGTTTTCGTTCTCACCTCCGCAGACGTGGCCACCGCGCTGCCGGTACCGGCCAACGCGGATCTGGTCGCTGTCTACGTCAACCTCGGTACCGCCGGTAGCACCGCATCGACCGTCCAGGTCAACAAGAACGGTGCGAGCGCGGGAGCGTCGGCCCTGGCCACCGTGGCGGCCTCCGCCACCAAGGCCAGCCTGGGCATCGTCAACCCGTACGTCGGCGTCAACGCGGCGGCCGGTGCGTGGACCGACCAGTCCGGCACCCAGTACCCCGGCAGCGCGGGCGGCGTGAACAACGTCTCGCCTCTGGCGTCCTACAGCGCGGGCGACACCATCTCGCTGACCACCGCCCTGGGCACCTCGGCGGCCAACCCGAACGTGAGCCTGGTCTTCGCGGCTCGCTGATCGAACAGAGAAAGACCCCGGCCACTGAGAAGCGGTCGGGGTCTTTCAGTACCCGCAAGGAGGTACGCAGTGATCTGGATGTGCGAGGCCTGCCATGACTTCGTGGAGGCCCACGACGACGTCGAGCTGGCCGTCGAACGACAGCACCACCTGGATACGGACCACGGTCGCAATGTGCCCCAGGAGGAGCTGGAGGAGGCTGCGAGGGCCGGTCAGGGCACTGTCCTGGACGTCAAGTACCTTGCGTGGGGTATGACCGCGCTGCTGGCACTGTTCTCCGCACGCTGGCCTGCCCTGGGGGTACTTCTCCCCTTCGCGGCCCTGCTGGCCTACGCGCTGACGAACCGATAGCCGGGATGCAGTATGTACCGGCCTGTCACGCAGTACCGGAAAATGCGGGTGGGATAGGTTTAAGGGGAGGACTGCTACCCACCAGTTAGTCCCCGCTCCCCGACCTGGACTCGAACCAGGAACGCACGGATTAACAATCCGCAGCTCTGCCAATTGAGCTATCAGGGAATACGTACGTCGTGGCCCAGCTCTACTGCTGCGTCGCGGTGTACGTGGTGAAGAAGTCGGTGGCTCTCCTCGATCAGCGTCATGTGGTCCCGGAGTTCATCACGGAGTTTGCGGACCCATGTCGTGCCGATGAGGAGAGCCAGGACTGCGGTAATCGCGCTTGCTGCCAGATTCGACATTATCGAGTCGTTGTGAACGAACTGCAGAAGCGTTGTCACCTTGTCCATGCACTGAGTGTAGACGGTCCCCGAGACGAGATTCGAACTCGCAAGTCTTTCGACGGCGTCGTTTGAGGACGCTGCGTTTACCGTTTTCGCCACTCGGGGAATGCCAGGGAGATCAGCGTACCGACCCCCTTTGCGGTATTGCTACTTCACGGTGAAGCGGCCGTACGACACGCTACGGCTCCAGGGTGCGTAGAGGCCCACTCCGCGCCCGGGGCGCTCGGCCTCCAGCCAGGTGTGGCTGTTGACGTAGATGGCGACGTGGTAGACGTAGCCGCTGGAGTCGTGGACGAACACCAGGTCGCCCGGCTTCGGGCTGCTGACGTGCTGGGCGGCCCTGTACTGGTCGTCAGCGACACGGGGGATCCGCTTGCCGAGGTGGGCGAACACGTACTGGGTGAGTCCACTGCAGTCGAAGCCGGACCGGCTTTCACCGCCCCAGACATAGCGGATCCCTCGCAAGGTCTCCGCGTAGGCGACGACCTTCGAACCCGAGGTGGGTGCCGGAGTCGGCTTGGGCTTCGGCTTGGGCTTGGGCTTCGGGGTGGTACCGCTGGACCCGGAAAGCAGAAGGCGCTCCCCGGGGTAAATGCGGTTGGGGTTGAGCAGGTGGTTGATGGAAGCCAGGTGCTCCCAGGTGGTGTGGTGGGTGAGCGCGATTCCACTGAGGGTGTCACCGCTCCGGACAGTGGCGTACTGGGACGTGCTGGGTGCGTGTGCCTGCGCCTCCGCCGCAGGGGCAATCGGAATGACTGCCAGGGCAGCAGCCAGCGTGAGTCCTGCAATCCGCTTGTTCATGAGAGCACTCCTGCGCCTGCGAGATTAGGTGACGGGCTCGGGAAAGTGCGCTCCCTACCGCTAAATACTCGGATTCGCCCCAGTGCTGCGTTTCGGTCTCCCGCCCCTGCTCGGGGTTGATTACAGAGTTTGTCCAGGAGCAGGGTTCGGCGTCTGGACAAAGTCGGGATGACAGGAATCGAACCTGCGACTTTCCGCTCCCAAAGCGGACGCTCTACCAAGCTGAGCTACATCCCGTTGCGTCGTCAGGTGCTGAGCTTTCGCTCGGCCCCCTTCGGCACGCTATCGACGTTACCGTATTGGCCGTACCCATTGTCAAGCGAAGTAGCAACTCATCTTGCTGCACGTGGGCAGAAGTGTCCCCCGCCGGGACTTACGCGGAGCGCTCTCAGATGGCGCTGGGCTGCCCTCAGGCGGCGGGGAACAAGCAACGGCCGAGGCGGTACGCCTGCGAGGCCGGAGCGAACGAGGGCATGGCGAGGGCCGGGAGGTGCCCCGGGCTCATGCTTCGCTCGTTCGTCATGGTTCCTTTCTACCGGTTATGACGTCCCGGTTTGTAATGAGGCCACTGCCCGGGACCGCCGGGACGGTCGGGGGGTAGGCCCCTGAACGCAAAGAAGGACCAGGGAGCACCCACTCCCTGGTCCTTCGGTGCGAGGCTAGCTGATTCAGCCGCCGTGGGCTTCCTGGTACTCCACGAGCAGGGCCTGCGGCAGCCGACCAGCCTCCGGAACCTCGCGACCCTGCGCCTGCAGCCAGAGCCGAACGTCCTTGGTGGTGAACGGCCTGCCGTCCGCACCCTGGATCGCCTTTCGGACCGCCGTACCGTTCCGCTGCTGGGTGTCGCTGGCGATGCTCGTGTACGGCTGCAGGGCAGCGATCAGTGACTCCTGGTGCTTCGCGCACAGGTCCATGAGGTAGCGGGTGGTGCCCACAGTGACAGGAGTCGGCTCATTGTTCGGCACCGGAAGACCGCAAGCTTCTGTCTTCTTCCGCCTTAGGACCTTGAAATCGCAAGCCTTGCTGATGATGTCTGCCATCGGGCAACTCCTTAGGAACGGCACGAACGCGCGCCGGAGCGGCTACGCAGCCACCACCGCAATATTGCTCTCCCCTTATCGGTTCTGTCAAGCGTTTCCAAACCGCTACGACACGGCCACAACGTTGAAAGCACTCAAAGTACGCCCGGCCCCGTCGAACAGCCTGTACCTCTCTGTCTTCTCCGACGGGGGTACCACGCCCGCCCACGCCCCAAACTTGTGGTGCAGCAGGTCCTTCGGGGAGATAGGGTCACACGCCTCGTCGACACGGTGCGTAGCTGGCCTCTTTCGGTGACGTCCGGTGGGTTTGGGCTCCGGTGTTGTGGTCGCTGGTACCGACGGGCTCGGGGTGACCTCAACGGGGGGCGTAGGTGCTGTGGTCGGTGCCGCCGAGGGAGCAGCAGCCACCGAAACCGTTGGCGCTGCAGCGGGAGTCAGGCTCGGCGACGCGGTAGGCGCGGGGGGCGGAGAAGCCTTGGCAGGCGCGGGGGTGGGGGTACTGGAGGGCAGCACCGGTCCGCGTCCAGAAGCTGGCACAGCGCTGGAGGGTCTGACGAACGCGGTGCGCTGCAGGGCTACCTGCGACTGCTTTGCGGCGGGGACGGTGGGCTGCTGGTTCCCATCGTGATCCCCTTGTGAGATCGGAGTTCTGTGGCCCTCCGAGACCTCGGAAGCAGCCATGGCCACAACGAGCGGTGTGACCAGCGCCGCTAGGACCACGACTGCGGAATTGCGGAACCGCGACCGTCGAGGCCGGGGCGCTGCGTGTGCTGGTTCCGGGGCGTGTGGGGGTGCTTCCTCGTCGGGGCTCCAGAAGACTGGGCCACCGGAGGCCTCATCCCAGCCCCATTCCAGCTCTCCGCGCTCCACCATGTCCATCAGGACGGATTCGATGACGGCGTCGGAGTCCTCGGGGGCGTCCTCGTCCTCGTGGGGGTCGACGTTGTCCCCTGTTGCCTCTATCACCTAGTGATCCCCTACTCCCCCAGCTCATACCGTACTGTTTGCCCGGTTTTTCCTATAGCACTAGAACCATGTACTGTCCATGGCTTGGACGCTCTCCGGGGCGGTCGACGCTGTAGCGGTGTCCGGGGTGACCGCATCGGCCGGAGCGAACCAGGTGCTGTCCGCTACTACGTGGTGGCCCGTTACATCCACAGCAGTGGGGGTAGACGCACCCACGATCCCTGCTGCCGCGAGGGCGAGGGAGGCGACCAGGAGACAGGAGCGCTTGCTGCGCATTCGAACACATCCTTAAGAGTCTCGGAGCCGTCGGCGTACCCCCAACGCCGGGGGCCGCTGTCCGAGGTGGTCAGTAGACTACGTACCGCAACATCCCAGCAAGCGTTTTCGAACTACCGATCCCGGCAATGCAGATTGACGCACACATGAATGCTCCCCTGCCCGATCATGTGGACCTCCGGAAGCACTCCGACCACATGATTCATGTGTTTAACCGTGTCGCACAAGGAGAGGACGTACACCCCACAACTCCTGGAGTCAGCGAGCTGGTCAGTTTGGGAGTATTGGTTCGGGAAGAAGACGGAACCATCGGTACGGCAGCGCGCACCCTTGCCCACATGGCGGCGCGCGACGTCATCCTGGACGCTCTTCACGAGCAGGTCGCCTACGCCCGCACCGTTGGCCGCATTTTCGACCGTTTGGCGGAAGTGGACATAAGGGGCGCATCCTCCGTACGGGTAATCGAACACCTGCACGGCGGCAGCTCCATCGAACGGCGCATCGACGAGCTGTTCGCGCGGGCCAAGCACGAGATTTTGCTCATGCAGCCGACCACCCGACGCTCTCAGAACGTCCTGGCCCAGTCCGCACGCCGGGACATGGCTGCCCTGGATCGAGGGGTCCACATACGGACCCTGTACCGCCCCGGTGTCCTCACCCAACCCCTCATAGAAGAGCGCGCTCGACAAGGCGCGATGTTGGGGGAGGAGGTGCGCACCCTCGACGTTGATTTCAGCAGGATGTTCATCATCGACGGCAAGTGGGCGGTCCTCCAGGACCATGTGCCGCGCGAGGGCGAGCCGGACCGCAACTACGCGCACCTGGTGTCCAACAGCGAGGTGTGTGCCTTCCTCTGCGCGCTCTTCGAACGCCACTGGGTCCTCGCCAAGCACTGGCACGGCGGTCGGCCCGGCAGTTCAGTCACCCCCCGGCAGCGTGCCCTGCTGGACCTGGTGGGGCCCGGAGGGCTCACGATCAAACAAGCGGCCAGCAAGATGGGCCTGAGCGAGCGCAGCTTGGCCACCGAGCTGGTGCGGATTCGCGAGGCGCATCCTCAGGTGAGGATGCCGACGCTGGCCAGCATGGCGTTCTGGTGGGCCACCCACCCCGGCCGGGAGCGGGAAGTTCCAAGTGCTGATGACTAGGCATGCAGAAGCCCCCGTAACCTGGGTGACGGGGGCTTCCATGCTGGGCTAGAAGTCGCCGGGGGCGACCTGCAGGCAGGTCAGTCCGAGGGTGTTTCGCCACATCTCGACCACCTGGTCACGGTCGTCGAGAACGAGCCGGACGTTGTACTTGCCCTGGATGTCCCGGCGGTAGATCTCCTCCTTGACGATGAAGTCCTTTCGGCCGTCCTTCCGTGGCCGCATCAGGAGTTGCAGGTCAAGGACCCATTCCCCCAGGTGCTCGCGAAGCCACTCCTGCGTGTCGTCGAAGCAGACGACGTCTCGGCCGGACATGAAGATGATCTCGGCGTGGGATCCCCAGTACAGGGTCTTGACCAGTTCGACGACGTCCGTGATGGGCTCGTCCCCTCCGACCTTCCGCCAGTCGAACGGCCCCCGGTCCACCCGCCGGGCCAGCGTGCCGTCGATGTCCACCAGGATCGCTTCAGGGAGTTCCTCGACTGCGGTGGGTTCGGTCACGTTCTTCTCCTCGGTCGGGGTGTGGCAGCAGGTGTCGCAGATGTGCACGGCGAGAACGCTCACGTCCGGATCCCAGCCGTGGATCTGCTCCTTGAAGGCGAGGTCGTCCGGGTCGGGGTGGGCGTAGCCGTGCGGGCAGACGCGCTCCATCAGCATCAGCGCCGAGTTGAAGTGCTGCGGGAAGTCACGCATCCCGTGGTTGGAGGGGTTGTGCACCGCGCAGTACGGACCGATACACACGCCAGCGGGGTGGGAGTAGATCTGCTGTCCGCCCTCCAGAACCGTGTACTCCAGCGTCATGCCGTCCCCTCGTTGTGCAACGGCTCCTCGGTATGAAGGTCGTCCAGCATGTCGGTATCAACGGGGCTGGTCATCAGGCGCGCTGATCCAGCGCCTTGACGGCGTGCTCGGCGAACGCGGTCCAGAAGGTGTCCGGAAGGTACGGGATCCCGAACCAGGCCTTCGTGGTTGCGGCGAGGACCTCGACGGCCGTGGCCCGCTTGGCTGCCTCGGCCTCCAGCCACGACTGCGAGGCGGACACGTTCGGGACGGCGAGACTGTCGAGGTGCATCACGGGGCGCGTGTCGGTGGCGGTGTTGGTCATGTTGTTCAGCCCTCCTGGGTCTGGGTCGCCGCCTGAGCGGCCTTCTGGTAGGCCTTGCGGGCCTTCTTCGCGGACTTCTTGCTAGCCTTCCTGAGCGCCGTCTGTTCGAGGTCGGCCAGGTCGTACTCGACGCGGTCCAGCTCGGTTTCGAGTCCGCTGATGAAATCGTTGACGGCGGTCCGCAGGCGAGCGGCCTTCAGTCGGGCGTTGTCCAGGTTCGAGCGCAGTTCCTTGCGCTCCTTGGCGGTGCGGGTGGTTCCGAAGACGCCGAAGTCGAGCGTTATGGAGCGGTTGCAGTCCGCGATCTGGAGCGTGGCCCCGAAGTCGAGGTAGCCCTTGTCGTCGTCGCCCTCCTTGATCTCCGCCAGGACCGCAGCAACGCTGTGGTGCCCCTCTTCGTTGAGGAACTGGCGACGGTAGAAGATCGGGTCACTCATGTGCGTTGACTCCTCGGTGCGGTGTTCCCTGGCGGTGTCGGCCCCCGTTCCGACATCACTGAATCTATACTGTCGAACCGATAACTACAAGCCATTACCGGCTATTGATTCACACCAGTCCCACACAACGTGAAGGCCCCCACCAGGGTGTCCCGGTGAGGGCCTTCACAACTCAGTCGGCTAGATGCCGCGTATGTCCCACAGCAGTTGCTGCAGCCGGTCCGTACGCGGGTACTTGGGCAGCACGCTATCGACGCTGTTGAACGTGTCGAAGGCCCGCTGGAACTCCTCCTCGATACGCTCCGCCGACATCTCGTCGAAGGCCCAGTAGAAGTCCGGGTTGCTCACACGCACCGTCAGCGAGCCCTTGTAGAGCAGGTCCTTGCCCTGCTCCAGCAGCCGGAAGCAGTGACGCGCGTGCTTCGCGATCCGGCCCTGCCGCTGCTCGTTGCGGACTTCCTGCTGGATACGCGCGATCTGACTCATGGCGTAGCCGCCGTAGGCCGAGCGCACGTACGTCTCCGACAGGAAGTCGGACCGAAGGTCGACCAGCCGCTGGCCAGCCTCTGTCAGCACCTCGTACTCCGGCAGGTACAGCAGGTCCACCAGGGTCGGATTGCAGCGCAGCGCGAGCCGGATGTACTTCCCGATCTCGTGCATCGTCAGGTCCGGATCCCTCGTGACCACGGACTCGCGAAGCAACTGGGTCACCTTGTCGCGGTCGACGACATGCAGGTGCCGGACTGGGGTCGCGAAGAGACCGAGCCGGTCGATGTCGGAGCCGGGCCGGGCGAGGCCGAAGGCTGTTGAGCCCACAACCCCGCGCAGCAGGACCCCCGCAGTGTCCAGGCTCATACGGGACCGCCGAAGAGGTCGTCCAGCAGCGGCCTCTGCCCTTCGATGGCCGACTCCATCGCCTCGACGCGCTCCGGGTACTCCTCCAGCGCAAGCGCGACGGCACGGCCCCATGGAATCCCGTTGTCCTGGTGCTCCTGCGCGATGGCCAGCAGCGACTCAGTGGCCAGGTCGAGTCGGAGGATGCCGTCCGTGATCAGACCGGACACGTCCGTCTCTCTGTTGGCCACGGCCAGGTCGAGGACCTCGTAGGGAACACCCTTGTAGTGCAGGACGTGACCGATCAGGCACGACGGGCAGCGCGTGTCCTCGTTGAAGTAGACGCAGCCATCGGCCGGACGGTGGTAAACCGTCTGCGCACCGTTCTCGTCGACCGCGCGATGGAGCAGCGACTTGGCCTCATCGAAGGACAGTTCCAGCGGTGCCCACTCCCAAGCGGGCCGGGTATGAAGCGTGTTGGTCATGGCGGTGCTCCTGTCAGAGGTGGTGGAGGAGGAAGTCGACGATTCCCAGGGCGAGAGCGAAGAGCAGGATCCGGCGCAGGACCTCCCCCGCCGCCTGCAGCAGCGTGCGCAGCAGGAAACCGGTGGAGAGGTGGACGGGCTCGAATCCCTTGACAGGGCTCTCAGGGGTGGGCTTCTTCTTGGTCACGGCGGCTCCTTGTCAGAGGGCGGAGAGGATGGCGGACACGAGGATGTAGGCCGCTGCGACAGTGGCGAACCCGACGACGGCGAAGACTGTCCAGATCAGGCCCACGACGAAGCGTTCCAGACCATCTGCTGCGGTCACGTGCGGGTCGGTCTTACTCAAAGCCCAGCACCTCCTTCAGTCGCTCCGCGAACTCCTTGACGGTGCGCTCCTCGGCCTCGGCGGAACACATCCGGCCGTAGTCGTCGTGCTCGTCGTCGAACTTGCGCTCCAGGAGCACCACGTCACCGATCGAGACGATGGTCGTGTAGGTCCGGTAACCCGTCCATCCAGCGGCGTTCCAGCTCTCCTCTGTGGTGACCTTGAGGAGCGGTTCGGGGATCTCGATGCTCGCCATCAGCCCTCCCGGAAGAACTTGGCCACCGACGACTTGGTCACCTGCGCTGCGCACCGTGCCAGCGTTTCCGCCCGGATGAAGGGCTTCGGGGTGATCAGGTTGAGGAAGGCCAACGGTGGCGGCTGTGCCTGCATGAACATCTCCATCTGTTCCCGGTAGATGTCGCGCATCTGGATCTGCTCCAACTCTCTCTGCGCTTCGATCTCGACCTCCTTCCGGTAGTGGGCCTCCTGGCCGTAGTAGCGCAGGAGGACCCATCGTTCGAATTGGGTGAGGTTCAGCGGCCGATCACTTCCACGTGCACGCTGTTCCCAGATCTCGGGTGGAGCGTGATGCTGCTGCTGGCGTGGATCTCCAGGGTGTCGTCGTCCATCAGGCGCACCAGGAAGTAGCGCCATCGGTCGACGTCCTGCTTCGGCTTGTACCGGAACTCGACCATCGGGCGGTTCGGTACCTGCCGCCGGTTCGCGCTGTAGGGGTCGATGATGATCTCGGAGTCGTCGGGCCCGGTGTTGATGAGCCCACGCGCGACCGCCAACTCTCGGTTCAGCGCGAGAATTCGTTCCCCGCGAGCCCTGAGTTCCGCTTGGGCCCACCTGGGCAGCCGGTCGAACCTGTCGGCCGCAGACTGAGCAGCGGCCGAAGTATGAAGCGTCATGCGTTACTCCCCCGCGTATTCGTGGACTCCGCCGTCCCAGTAGCGGTTGAACACCGCGCCGGTCAGCGCGTTGTAGACCAGGGTGTTGGCCTCAGAACCCCCACGCATTACCGCGTTCGCGGTGTCCGAGGAGTGCTTACCGGTGACCTTGGCCAAGTAGGCAGCCTCCCGGATCGACATCTGCACCGTGAGGGACTCGGGCTGCTCGTCTTCGTCGAACTCCAGCGTTCGAATCAGCATTCAGCTCTCCTTCTTGTCGGGGTCGATGCGGTCGATCAGCTCGGCCGCCGTGGCGTTCGGGTTGTGGGCCAGGAAGGTGCGCAGCAGGCGGGTGTTCATCCGCTCGACCTCGCGCCGGTAGTTGATGAGGTACGGCTCACGGGTCTCGGCCCGGACCGGCTCGACCGACACCTTGTAGGGGTACTTGCCGATGTCCTCGTTGATCATCAGGTGTTCAACTTCGAGGTTCTGCTCGTCGATCGCAGCCATCTCGAAGAGGTCCGTGGTGCCGTAGTCGTGCTCGGCATCGTCCATGTCGACGGGGTACTCGTAGGACACGACCACCCGCATCATCTGTGGATCGCTCATGCGGTTTCCTGGTCGCCCAGTGCCAGCGCGAGGAACTTCCCCCCGTCGAACTCGATCTCCAGGGTGACCAGGATGTTGTTCACTTCCTCGGCGAGGTACAACTGCTGGCTGCGTCCCTCGGGGTAGTCCAGCCGGTTGATCGCTGAGGCGATCACGAGGGCCGGATCGAGGGCCTCGACAGGCAGGTCCTGGTCGAGCAGGTCGGCTGCGTCCGGCCTGAGTACCTCCGCGTAGGCGACCGCGTACGAATCTCCGGGCTGCCCCATCACGGTCATGTCATCGAGGATCTTCTCCGCGTCCAACCGTGTCTGGTCTGCGCGTACGGCCTTCTCGAAGGCGTCCATCGCCTCGCGGACCTCATATCCGGCGACCGGCATGTCCTGGGCCCCGACGGAGAACAACGCCTCGCGGGTCGTCTCTACCGCCTGCACCTCGGCGATGAGTGGCACGTCGATGCCGTATTTCTCCTTGATGAGGGCGCGCAGTTCCTCGCGCTGCTGCCGCACCGTCTCGTTGATGTCAGACAAGTTCGTCCTCCGGGTATGCGTCGTAGTCGTCGTAGTCGTAGCCCTCGGGTTCGTCGCCCTGGGCCATCTGGTCGCGGTACCGCTCCAGGGCGGAGAGGGTGACGTCCGGGTCGAAAAGCACGGATGAGTCTTCCAC